CACTTTGTCCATATATCAGTTTTCGATCAGCCATTTCATCCTCCACCCTTTGTTTAAAATTTTAAACAAAGCTGACGACCATCTCTGATCGTCAGCCTTGGTTATAGGTTATGAAAGATTGTTGTCTTTCCCAACTCCATCTAGTACCATGAAGGTATCAGGATGCCACAATTCAAGACCGCACTCAGTCAAGAATTCCTCATCCGTGCTGTCCTTCCGGCCATTGTTAGTTCCAGGACCAGCCTGCTTTGCCTCACCTTCACCATAGAATGTGGTATCAGTGATGAATCGATAGATCAAATTCTTAGGTTCGACGAGAATCATAGCATAACGAGTCGTTTCCTCCTGACTCATCAGAGGATGGGTCTTTAGGTAGATACTACCATAGGGGGTGATCCACTCAACAATTTTGATACCATAAGCGGTAGCTCGAGGTACCAGGTTAATATGACCACCTGTTCTCGCCAACTTATTGATACCAAGAAGAGCACCGGAACCACAAAGTGCCAGTTTCTCAGCGCTGCCAAACCGGAAGACTTGTTCCAAATAGTATTCAAACCAGTCTTCCCCACCACCTGCTGCATCCCAGTCTTTGCCTGAATAACTAGAATTTAGACGGTAGTCATTGAAGTTAGCAGCCACATTCGCTTTAACGAAGTTGATAATTCCCTGAGTTGTTCTCTCAGGTTTCAGCTCCACAGTGCCAGTACCTTCAGTCGGAATCCCAAAGATGAATGCTTTTTCCATCTCAATACCGTGCAGCTCGAGAGCTTCACGTTTCATCTCTTTGTAAGCGTCTCCCGTGCGCAGGCGCGTCTCGCGAGCTGTACGAGTGATGCTCAGGGGCGTTCTGAAGATCTGGGTGTAATTGTAATACTTCACGGGATTGTAGCCGAGGGCGTTTGGCATAGCCGCACCTTCCTCGTTGATATTACCTACAACCATGATCCGGTCGCAACTTGCCAACGTATGGCCACTAGCTGCAAACTGCGCATAGCTATTATCATCAGCCTCCAACAGTTTGACAGTCAGATATGAAGATGAACCATTTAAGGTTCGTGCAGTGACTTTACCATTCACATCAAGGTATGAATCACTAGCATCCCTCATTAGAACCTGATGCCCCACCCTGAATTCAGAAGCTGCCAGTTCAGCCATCTTGAAATAGACAACTGTGCCAAGAACAGCACCAGTTCCACCATTGGGATAGGTAGCAGCATAGGTTGTGCTAAGGTTCGTGCTCAAATAAATTCCAGTAACCGCACCTGCCTGCTCGGGCAGTTTCTTCGTCCACCAATAGTACTGAGGATCAGTTACTTTCTCATTTTTCATTTTTGACAGAATTGCTGTCAGCGGAACCATCCCGTTAGGATAGAGGAACAGGATTAGTTCCCGCCATGATTTTGGTCTCTGGTCAGTTGCCCAGTCGCCAGTTCCACGCATACCCAAAAAAGCATTGTCCGGCATTTTAATCTCCTAATCTTTTTAGATTGCCCCTGAATAGCCCAGAGGCGAGGCACTCTCTTATGAATTACCTTTGTTTAAAATTTTAAACAAAGCTATACAACAGGTTTCTCTTCTTCAATAACAACAGATGCAGGAGGGTTGCCAAAGATTTCAGTGCCAAGTTCAATACCATATTCATAAGCACCTTTAGCAGTAGCTTTTTCCTTCCAAATAGTCACTGTACTCGCAGGAAGCTTATAAATATGAATCTTAAATAAACTCATCTTTTACCTCCTATGCAGGCGTCCCATCATAGACATTGATGTAGCCAGCAGCCCCAGATGGCAATACGACCTTGATATATCCAGCTTTATTAGGAGCAGCTAGATTATCCTCAGTAACAGCACTTGCAGGTATTCCTGTGAAATCAAAGATAGCATCTAAAGCTCCACCTCCACTAAACCGAAGTGCAGCACTAGCTGAAGCAAAAGCAGCAACATTGATCTCGATGGCTGCTTTGGCTTTTTTACCACTATTAGAATATACAAACTTTCCAACAGTAGCCTCATTACTTGTGAAAGCTCCACTTCCACCAACCGAAGCATACAAAGCCTGAACTTCAGCAAGGGTTCCAGATCCAGAAATCTGTACGGCTGCACTTACTGCAGCACACTGCCCACTAATACCTGCAGTACCTGTAACATCGATCTCTGTCTGAAGACAGTAGGCATCCATTAAATTCTTACTGACTATAATTGTCCAGTCAGCATTCTTCAGCCGTAAGGCAGCCATATTTGCAGTAGCATGTGTGATCTGCTGATAGATCGCATTGATTGTAGAAGTTGCCCCAGGATTCACACCCTTAATTGCGATTTCTAGCTGAATCGGATCAACGTGCTGAGCAACTGCAGCAGCAGTCATTGTGAAATCAAGAGTCGTTCCGCCTCTATGACCAATAGCTATAGCAGCATAACTTCTATCAGTTGATGGTGTAATTGTAATAGCTGTAAGATCAATCGCTCTCTGCGGTGATCCTATAATTGCTAACGCACCATCAAACACGCCTCTTTTAAAGAGGCTATAAATCTTCCTATCCAAACTAGCTCCAGTACTCATTTTAAACCTCCGTTAGATAGCCGAACCGTCTTTAAACGTCGGCAAAATTGACTTATACCATCAAGTCTTCTATTTCTTTTTCAAGCGGCGTTGCTACTGATGCAGGCTGAGCAGGCGTTCTTGCTCCAACTTTTCTACCTGGTTGTGCAGGCCCACCAGTCTTCACTACCGCTTCCGCTTTCAACCCTAATCTCTTCTTCACTTCTCCAGGAAGTTCTACAAACAATTTATCCAAAGTCCAATCAGGATTTTTCCCACTCACATCATTAGCCACATACCCAATGAACTTCTTCCTGTCTACAACCTGCTCAGGTGTTAAACCACCAACTAAGTCGTCATTATCAGAATAAAACTTTGCAGTTTTAGTCTGAACTTCAATTTGTGCCTTCACAACATTGTTAATGACCTGTGGCAGATTTTTAAGAACGTCCTGAACTGCACTCGTCCTTACACGTCCCATCACCTCACTCATCACTTCAGGCTTTTCAAATGCAGCCTCATATTCAGCCTTATCTTTGAAAAATCCCATTCCTAAAACCGGCGCTGCAGGTTCTGCTGGTTTAGTAGGTTCTGCAGGCTTGGTAGTCGACAACTCAGTAACCTTAGTAGTAAGAGCCTTAACTTGTTCAACTAAGGTCTCAATAGCTCTATCTTTCTCATCCTTTGCAGGCTCAGCTGGTTTAATAGGTTCAGCAGGTGCAGCTACAACAGGCTCTACAGGTTTAGCTGGCTCAGCTGGCTTCGCTGGTTCTGCTGCAGTAGCAGGCTCCGCAGGCTTAGCTGCAGGAGCAAAATCACCAAGGATCTCTCCAATCTGATCAACCTGACTAACAGTCACACTTCCATCATTATCTGCCATCTTCCTCTACCTCCTCCTCCATTTTACTCAGTTCTTCATAATTATCTAGCAAAAACTCTGGTAATTCTAATAAATATCGTAACTCCCCTAATTTAGCTCTTGTAGAAGCTACACGCCTTATATCTATCCAGACATCCTCACCAGGACTCTGATATTCCAACTCATCCTGATTTAGCTTAATTCTCTCTTCGAGGATGTCTTTGAAATCAGCCCACACTCCTGATCTTAAAAATTCTTCTAATCCAATTTTAGTCGCCTTCAATGCCACCTTGTCCCCCTATCGGAGTAAGTTTCCCCTGCTTTGCTTGGTTTAAAACTTCTTGAGTTTGCATCGCCTTTATATTAGCTCCTCCACCTTTCTGAATAAACTCATTCACATTCTTAGCACCTAACATCCTTGCCAAATGTTTGAACACCCTAACCATGTCAAATCCACTTCCAACAGCCGGCCGACTTGCTAATATCTGAAATAGTGTTGCCCATGATTCTGCTCTTTCACCTATTTCAACAGTTCCATCGTGGATGACGGTATCATAATTAATATCTACCATTCTAGGATCAACCTTCATTCCCCTTCCTTGCTGCCCATATTCTTCCATCAACTCCTGTTGATACCTACCCATTGTACTAACATAGATCGGCTGACTCATTAATTGCTGTGTATGACTTGCAAACATATATGCAAGATCATACATAGACATCATACTACAAATTTTTGCAGTCTTCGCTATCCTTGATAGAGCACTCGATCTTGATCCTCTCGCCTCCGTAGCACTTCTACGTTCTCCAGACGATCTCATGATACCCATTAAACTATCAACCGCACCACTTGTCCTTTGCATCAAATCTATTACATGAGGAGCATCCTGACTAACATGTGTACGAGTAATGTCATTTACATTCAACTGCGCAACTGCATCTTTTACTCCGCGCCCCCATGCAGCTCGTCTCATTCTAATTAGTTTACCTGGCTCTGGATCTTTTAAATCTTCCATATTAATCAGGAAGGGATCAACTATCAACATATCATTGATCGCCTTACGAATGTTAGTCACATGACTCGAAAATAGAAAATCAAGTACATTCTGCATTCCATAGATCAACTCCAAACGACTGATAGGCGCAACTGAATATCCATCAAAATCTGGAGCAAATATTGCAACAGGGAACATATCATGATCTAATCCTAATGGCTTAGCGAAAATTACAAATTGATCAGCTGCAATCCCAAATAACCACTTTTCAGGAATCTCAGAGTCTCCCAACTGCCAATCTACGTCTGCAGGAACTATCTTCATGTACATCCAAACTACATCTACTGGATTAGTAGATGAATGTATATCAAGTGTTCGTGTTGAAATATACTGCTTTTTATCCCTCGCAGACTGCTCAGTTCCAAACCAAGAACTTATTCCACTTACGCCCCTCAAATATCTTACATTGAAAAAGTCATTAGGATTCTGAGCTTCCATCTCCAATAAAGACATATAATTAGTTCTATCAATATATCCTACAAACTCCCCTTCTTGTACCTTATGGATGGGAACTGTAATGTCTGGCAAGTATAGGTAAGGGTCAATATTTTCAAGTCTATTGCCTTCAAACAACCTCTTTCTCGTCCTCACTCTAGTTCCATCGGGCAATCTCTCAGTTTTGAATCCCCACTGCTCACCCCAAATTGGGCAAGCTGCTCCAAACCCATATGCTAATCCATCTCTAAACTGTGTATGTAATGCCAGTCCGACTTTATTTTTGATAGTCTGCAGCTCAATAACTTTTTCTAGCATAATTGCCCCGATAGTATCATCACTCGTCACACCTTCATACCGAAACATGGGGAGATCCAAGAAAGCTGTTACGAGGTAGGTGAGTAGAGTCTCCATCGTGGCGTAAGTATAGGGGACTACGATAGAAACAGGCTTTCTTGGATCTCTTGCTTTTAATGCTTTCTCTTTCTCATCAAGAGGAATATATGCAGTCAATGTCTGATCGACCAAGTTCCAGTCAGCATGTTTACGCTTCATGATATTATAACTATCCTGCGCACGCCTGATTACTGCATTTTTAATTCTCTCATGCAACTCAGTACCAGGACGTAAGTCAAGTTCAACACCCTTTTCAGTTCTTGGATAAGTATATGCAATATTTCCAGATCTTGCATCAATAGCTGCGTAATCTGTTTGAGAAGGAACTGGTAAATTAACTGGCATTTTAAATCCTACCTTTGTTCAAAATTTTAAACATAGCTGTTATGCTGCTGCTATTAAACCATGAGTAATCATGGCATCTCTTAAAGCGTCAATAACTCCATCTGTTGTTGCATCTCCAGAATTAATTGCGTCATCGCAGCGGGCATCTATTACCCTATTTGAAACCACCTGCACGTCATCAATCTTGAGAACGCCAGTGGCGTTGATGTTTCCCGCTACGTCAAGAAGTTCGCCTGGGGAAGAGTCACCAATGCCGACGCTGCCGTTATTTAAGACAATCATCTTACTCGTCCAAGTCGCAGATGCTAAACTTGCATTGATTGAGTAATAGCCAACATCAAGAAGATTAAAACCTGCGGAAGGCGCAGATGTGGGGTCTCCAGCTATTCTAATTCCAGTACTGGCATCTGCTCCAATTCCAGTCCAGTAACCACCTCCCGTGTAAGTTCCTACAATTATTTTTCCATTTGCCGCACTCGTCCCAAAATCAAGTTTGACCCCCGGCGTCGTCGTCCCGATGCCTACATTACAGTTACTAAAACTAACAAAATTCGTAGTCTCATCATCAAACTGTATCAATCCCTTACCAGATCCAAGGCCGATTGTGCCTGCATCTGCAATAACAAATGCACCACTAAAAACACCTGCCCACATCAATGCAGCAGTCCCAATATTACCATTCCCAGTAACCCTTGGAACTATATTATAATAGCCACCTGACTTCACTGTAGGCTGTATATCATCATCAGTATTTAACTCAAATAAGCAGAGTGCATCAACATACTTCTTATTTGCTATTTCAAGTTCATCAACAGGGTCATCAGTGATATACATCTGTGAACAAAGAGCTCCCCTCAGTGGAAGAGCATCATTAGGTGCAGGATACCACCCCACTATAGCATCATCATAATATACAGCACCTGATTGTCCAAGATATGCCTGCTGATTAGCCACCTTCTACTCCTTTAATAAGTGTCAGGATTATCAAATTTTGGATTAGTCGGAGGACTGTGATGTTTCTGTGTAGATGGTGCCCAGCCAGTCTTCCTCATAGTTCCATAGACATAAGCGCCAGTTCGCTCTTTTCCCAGTCCCATTTTCTTAGCCTTAACTTTCAAAGCTCTTTCCATTTTCTCTGGCATTTCATCCACCTTTGTTTAAAATTTTAAACATAGATATTATCTTTTATTTTTTTTTGCAACTATTATAACAGTTACTGATGGAGTAGTGCCCCCAGATACTTTAGGCCTCAAATAAAGTGGACTCTCAGTAATAGCCTCTATAGCAGCTACAACTTTCGAAATAGGGTTCCCCTGTGGATCAGTTAATATAACAAAATTAGATGGAGTAGACTCATTTGTTCCTTCAATAGTCACAGTAGAATCACTGAAATTACCAAGTATATGTACTGTCTTATCAGTATATTCTCCACTAATCCAAGAAATCCCTACCTCATCTTTACCAATATCAGCCCACTTTACAATAGTAGCCTGTCTAGTATCCAATAAGGCAGATCGTTCAATATTATAAGCAATATCAGCCATTAAGTTTATCTCCTTCTCCTTCTCCAAAGGAGAAAAGCAGTAATGCCACTATAAATAGGGGGAGCCGAAATTGAAGCCAAAAGACCCCAGGATGAATAAAAGTTTGCCATCTGTGCCACAGTCGCCGCACCATAAAAGCCAAAGCCTATAAAAGGTTTGTAATTCATCCTCTAAGCATCCTATAGTAGTGCGCAAATACTGCCATTGCTGTTGCAACTCCGGAGTACAGTACAGCCATTAAACCCCAGGAGGCGAAGAAATGTGCGCTTTGAGCTGGGGTCGTCCCACCAAATACTCCCCAAGATACAAAAGGCATATAATTCAACTTTTAATCCCCAATGTAATTATCCGCTTCCAGAGTGCCGTTTTCTTTACTGGAATCAGTTTAGATAAATCCTCTCCCCACTTATCTCGCATTTTTTGATGAAAGTCTTGAAGTTGCTTTAGAGATATGACTACATCCTCCTTTAGTAACTCCATGCCTTTATCAAAGAGTGCTCTATCAAGCTCATGTCCGGTCGCATACGTCTTGCCCCTGTCTAATTCATCATACACGTAGAGCATCGCCTGATCAACGGTTGCCTTAGGAATCCCTTTCTTTAACAACCACGATGCTTGACCAACCACAGTACGACCATTCTCTACGTAAGGTTCCAAAAGTTTCTCATAATCCATTAGCTCTCCTTTATGCCATCCTCAGACGAGTTGTCGTTGTAGAGTTGTCTGTCAAGGCTGCATTTACAGTATAAGCCACTGTAGTAGAGTCATCTTTATAGACAACTGTATTTCCATTAGCATCTGTAACTTCGATTTGATTTGTCAAAACCCAGGTTAAACGCCGTATCTTTTCAAGTAATCCGCCAGTTGTTAGAGAAACCGCATCTGTAATAGCATTATCCAGAGCCTTAAAAACTGCCAGAGCTATAATGTTGGTTGCGAAGGCTGTAGAACCTACATCGGCTGCAAAGGTTGCGTTATCGATAGCTCCATCTTTAATAGCCGCTGCGTCAATTGCGTTAGCTGCAACTGCACCAACCGAGGCATCTATCCGCCCACTCACCAAAGCCGTAGGTAACAATGCCGGGATTGTTGTGTGAACGTGAGTTTCAATGCCATCCACACTTGTCTGGGTTGCTAATGCGGTTAAACCAGCCCCCAAAGCCCCAATAACGGCGGTGTCAGTAAGGATTGCCGCCAAATCACCTGGACCTGATGCTTTTGTCAACGTATCTATTGCGTCTGCGTGGACATGAGCATCTCCAGCCTGATTGACACTCTCACAAGTTAGAACGGGAGTGGCAACATTGAAGAGTTTCGTAAAAGCCGCTGCAAGTTGTCCTGAAGTTTCAGTTATGGCCGTTCCATGAATCTTGGT